CTCAAGCCAGCGATTATCACGAGTGATAAGAGCTGAAGTGAGTTTCATAGCAGATGTAACCGTTACACGAGATGATACTGTACCATCTCCGTAGATTACGTTCGTACCTGCCGCAACGACGTTCATAATCGTTGTGTCAATGGTTTCAGTTGCCTGAATACCAAGAACATCTGAAGCATCCTTAATCATTGAACGGTCATAGAGGAACTCCGCAACGTCGGTAATGACTGTGAAGTCACCGTATTGCGAGAGAACCGCCGTAACTGAGTTCATCGTAAGGTTTGAACCTGAAGGGGTTACTCCTTCGTTAAGAGGAGTAAGAGCAAGAGCGAGTCGGTTGAAACCACGGAAGATAACAGTCTTGCTGTTGCTTCCTTTCGTTACCGGAGTAACTTTCGATGTCTTGTACCAGAGAAGTTTCTGTTTCAAGATGTCAATAAGTTCCTTCGCAACGATTTTCTGACCTACATCGATTGCGTTAAATATTGTAGCCATTAAAGTTTAATAATTTGTTAATGTTTGTAATTTCTATTTTGCGTACTGAGCATAGTTATCTCTGTAGGTAACTGTGAGAGAACCTGTGTCGAGAGCAGTTGTGTTAGGTGTAAAGACAGATGAAGTCTCGTTCTTTACAAATACATAACCAACCTCAACTGAAGTTGATAGCGGTGTTCGAGCAATATCCGAGTCTTGAGCCTGTCGATGTTTCGGAAAATCCTGACCCGCAAGCCAGTAAAGACTGACCGTTCCCGCTTCTGTCTGAGCTGAATCCGCGCAGAGGGTATACAATCGGCACGAGTTCGTAGTTACAGGAACAGTTCCGTTATCAAACGCAAGATTTCCTGAAACTGGAGAAGTAGCACCTCCAAACGTAAGTTGGTTTCCAATGATGGCTGGAGAACCACCAGCAGTCCCATTCACTCCCGGAGCGATTGTCGTCGCAAGAGCAAGAGAAGGCATATCTGCCGCCACGAAATACACTTGTCTTCCATTGACCTTAAAAAAGGTCGTGTTTGCTGTCTTAACAACTGCCGAACCGGCTCCGTGAATCGCAAGTCCCGGAGCTGTTTCGCAGTTGTTTACTGAAAATTGGTTCATTTATAATGTTTTTAACTTTTAATTATCCTTTCATACTTTCAAGCATATCGTAGAGTTCATCTTTCGATTTTCCTTCTGTACTAATCGTTCCCCTATTCGGAGTAGATGCAGTCTTTTCAATCGGCTTAATTTTATTCAGAGATATATCCGCTACAATTTCTCCAACAAGTGCTTTTAAGGACTGATTGGGATTTCGTAGGAAAGTCTTTTTCAAATCATTTTCATAATCTGAAAGACCTTCTATTCCCTTGTATTTACCAAACTCTAAATCGAATTTAGATTCATTGTTTTTCTGTTCTATGGGTGCAAGAATGGTAGAAGTCTCACTCTTAATCACACCATAAAACTTTTCCAACAACTCACGAGAGGGTTTATCTTGAACTGCACTAAGGAATTCCTGAACGTTCTTAAATTCGTGGGTGGGTTTAGTCTCTTCTTTAGGAGTTTCTTTGGGAGTTTCCTTTTCAGGTTCTGCCTTAGATTCTGCTAACTTTTTGACTTCTTCAGCCAATCCTCTAATACGTTTTTGAGCGCGGGGACTGAGTTTAGATATTTCTTCTTCACTTAATTCCGCCTCATTGTCATCTTCTTTTGGAGTGATGACTTCCTCCTTTGGTTTTTCGAGGGACGCCTCGGGGGTTTCCACTTCCTCTGATTCAAGAGTCTTTTTCAACTCAGCATACAAATCTACGTCTTTTTCTTTTTCCATTTTATTATGCGCCTATTTTGGTAGTCGCTGTTAATTTTAATACCGACAATTTCTTTTTGTGCCTATTGGTATAGCCACTTAGAAACTAATCCGGTATCAATCTCTCAATCTCATCATCAAGAGTTTTACTTATTGACTTTGTATCTGCTACCGTAAGAAGAGCGAGTAAGGTTGTTATTTTCAAATCATGTTGGACTAATTCTTTAATTCTTTGTTGGAGTTCTTCACGAATCTTGCCTTCAAGAATCTTCCAACCATCAGTAGCTTTCATTGAATTCAACGAACTGATTTCCTTATCAACAAATGTAAGAGACTTGATAAAGTTCTGAGACTCTTTATCGTATGTGTGCATCTCTGCTTCTAGTGTTGAAAGGTCTTTTTTCATAGTCTAATTATAACACATTATTTAATAGTTGGTGGAACTTGTGCGGCTGCTTGCTGTCCAGTTGCCGACAAAAGCGGTGTGGCATCTGTTGGTGTAGGGGTCTGAGGAGGAGTCTGGGCAGGAGTCTGGGGTGTTTCAGGTGAAACATCTGGTGTGGGTTGAGTCTGAGGAACATTTGCATCATCTGCCGTAAAGATTGCTTGTAAGTCATCAGGTTCGGTATCAAAAGTTTTTGCAACAATTCGTCTAAGAGCAATCTGTCCCGGAATCTTCGGGTCATCTTTGAAAGCCACATACATATCCATTTTTGCTTTCTGTTTAATCGCTTTATTCTGCTGAGCATCTTCAGACTGACTTGCTTTAGCTACAAGTTTAACTCCTTTGAAATTCTTTTTAGTAACATCTTCAATCGTAAGGTTTTTGAATCCGAAGATTTTAACAGGTCGGGGTTTGGTGAGTTTCTCTGCGGTAATGTCTGCCATAAGTTGATAGAGTTCCTTGCACGCTAGTGTTGCGTTGCGTTTCATTACCATAATTTTAGCTTCTACTTGAGCATTAAGAGCCGCTTGCTGTGTTACCGATACTTTTCCTTTCTGATTAGGCATTGACGGAGCCATACCTGAAGCTGAGTCAGCAAATCCCTTAATAGCTTGCATCGTAGTGAGAGCTGAAGTTATCTCAGGAACATTTGGTTGCCACACTGCGTCTGTAATCTTTCCACCCGGGGCGACTGTAATCGAAGTAATACCTAAAGGTCTTGGAACGATTGAACTTTGCTTAAGTCCAGAAGAAGAAGCGACAAACATCATTCCAAAATTTCTGTAAGTATTATTGTCTATTGCTTGATTTACATTGACGTTGATTGCTAGGTTAGGGTCTCGATATACGTCTGCGATTGAGGGACACCAAAATGTAATTCCACGGGTAAATGTTCCCCACGAAATAAACGGAGGTCGTTTCAATCCTAACTCCGACGCTTTTTTGGCTCGGAGAAGATACAAGTCATTTGCTACTGTGAGACAATATAGTTCCGATGATTTTTTATCTTTACTTGATATGTATGTCCACCATTCTGTAATCTCGACAACCTTTGAACCATATTGCGTAGTATTAGATAGTCCTAACTGAGCCATACGAAGATTTTTTGCGGACATTTCCGTAGAGGTACTGACTTGAGTTTCAGAAGGTATTTTTTGTTTCTTCAATTTATCCAACTCTTCCTCATCATAGTCCATAGTGTCCGATTCTTCGTAAAGTTCCTCAATAGTTTTATATATAAATTGCTGACCTTGATACAGTGCTTCACGGGTGTTCTTGGCTATAGGAGAGATAAGATAGGCAAGCGTGTCAATCAGTTCTACAGTCTGCTTGTCATTTCCGGGAATTACTTTGTAAATAGTTCTTCCGTAAACTCCGCATTCAGTCTTAGACTGCTCATAAAGCAAATCCCAGTCCGAAGAATCTAGGTCTTGTTTGACAACGTGTTCCATTATCTCCTGCGCGTTCTCGTCACCTTCGGGAATAGTATCAAACTTCAAACCGGGTGCTTGTCCAACCTTTGACGACATATTCTGCACGCCTTCAAATACTACGGGAACGTGAAGGTTAGATCGTGTGAGTAGTGTTCTTTGAGTTACGCCGTTATATAATTCTTCGTTCTTAGCCCAGTTTACTATCTTCGTCTGACGTGCTTTAACAGCATAGTCTTTCTCTTTCAGATACTGATTGATAATATCTACTTTCCCATCTATCTTATTCTTAAACTCTGGCGGCGTGTCTTTTTTTTGTTTAGCCATTATATTAAATTAGTGATATAATTATAACACATAAAATCTATTTCAAATAACCAGTCCTAGAATCTAACTGCATCTCCTCTATTGCCTGTTGGTATTCAGACTTTAATTTAATTGGCGGTTGTGCTATCTGTTCTTGATAAGCGAGCGCGTCTACCGCGTCATCGTTTATACCTTTGGGAAAGCGTAACATCTCATCTTCTAAAGAATCGCATTGACCTTTGACGTGAAATATCTTTCCAGCTTCGTATCGGGGTATGAGTCCTCGTATTCTAAGCTCTTTATTCGTTCCGTGGTGCTTCAAAGAGACAATAACGGGGAATATGTTACGTTTTATCATTTCGAGACGTATAAAGGGGTATACAGCATCTAGATAGGTCGTTTCTTCTATACCTATGGAGTCGGGTCTCTCCTTTGTCCAAAGCTCGAATATCCAATCTATGAGTTTAGCGGAGTTTATACGTTGCTTGTTAGCTCTGATATACCAGTTATTATCCTCGTCTATTTTGTTTATAATCGTTCCCGTATAATCGGCACTATCTTTTTCTTTTACGGCAGGATCGATAGTTATAAAACAATTAGTCCTTTTTTCTAATAGATCATACTCATTTACATAGTGAAACATCTCACGCTTAAACTCTTGCGTCTCGGAGTTGATGGGATTCTGTTGATAGAGCGAGGACCATTCATACGTTCCAATATCTCCCTTTGTTTTGAGTAAGTTAGATAAATCATATTGCGCAGACCATAACGCCTCGCCTTTCTTTCTGTGTCCTTCGTCTACTTCAGCAATAGCGGGAAATGATATAATCTCCCAGTCGTTCTTGTTGTCACTTGATAAGAGTCTTCCCGCTAAGTCGTCATCGTGCCAGCGTGTAACGCATAGTATAACAGCACCGGAAGGGCTTAGACGTGTTCTAGCCGTTGACTTATACCAATTGTATATATTCTCACGAATAAGAAAAGAATCAGCCTCCTTTCTGTTTTTGATAGGATCGTCAATGATTAGCACATCAGCGCCTTTACCGGTTGCCGCGCCACCGACACCGAGAGCATTATACTTTCCTCGTCCATTAGTTGACCAAGTTGACTTTGATTGACTATCTTCCGCAAGCGTAGTATCGAATATGTTTTTGTATTCTGGAGAATCTACAATATTACGAGCTTGTCTGCCAAACTCCGTAGCCAAATCCGCCGAGTAGCTAGCTTCGATAACGCTTTTATCTTTGTCCTTTCCTAATACATACGGAGGAAAGTTTATAGATACCATTTCAGATTTACTATGGCGAGGCGGTAAGAATATCATCAGACGTTTACACGTTCCATTTTCTACACGATTAAGAGCGTCAGCGATGACTCTATGATGCCAGCTTACTTTGAACCACGGCGACGTGTATCTAATAAAATAAAGAAAATCACGCCGAGCGAGTAAACGTTTTGCCGCTTCCTTTTTAGCTTCGCTATTCTCCAATAAGTTTTGCGAGATCTTCATTTGAAAGATTATCTAACTGTCCGAAACTAACATTTGTCCTTTGTAAAATCTTTTCAGGCGCATACGTTCCTTTTATTTTGTACGCCATATCTAATCCTTTTCCTATTGCGTAAGAGTCGATACTTTCCTCTGTATCAACCAATTCTCCTTTAATGCGAGTTGTTTTTATCTTTTGAGCATTTAATAGTTCCAAGTGCTTT